ACAAATTTCCAGCATTTATGTTTATTGGTTGTTTTATTGGAGATTTAATAGTCCACGATACACATTATGGTTATTGGTGGACAGAAGCATTAACAACATCTTGTCTAGCGACTATTTTAAGTTTTTTAGTAATGCACACTAAAGCTGGTAAAAAGATAGAGGAGTTTTTTAAATGATAGAAACAGTAGTAGCACTTTTAATGTTAGTAAATAACGAGATTAAAGAACATCGTATTCAAGTATCTATGTCTGAATGCTTGAAAGGAAAAAGAGTTGCAATGAGATCGAATAAAAATAACAACATTCAGTATCAATGTATAAAATCTAAAGCAGAACTAGAAGATAATATAGATGGCAGTAAATCAATTAAAAAACTTATACTAGAATAATGAAATTTATTTTAGCCTTTTCTATATGTTCTGCAATTACAGGATATTGTAACAATACAATGACTATTGATAAACAATTTAACACTTGGACAGAGTGTGTTATAGGTGGAAGTAAATTAACTATTGCATATGCAGAGAAAATGGAAGAAAAAGTAAATAAGGATAAATTATATATTACTTATTTCTGTAATGAAAATATCGCTGACAAAACACCAACATAAGGTATCATCAAGCAAAGCTAGATTCAGAGTTCTTGTAAGTGGTCGTAGATTTGGTAAAACTTATTTATGTATTACTGAAATGATGAAGTACGCAACACAAGTTAATAAAAAGATTTGGTATGTTGCACCTACGTTCAAAATGGCTAAAGAGATTGTTTGGTCTAAATTAAAAGAAATGTTATCAGAGTTTAATTGGATAGAAGATATTAATGAATCCAATATGACAATCACAATTAAAAAAACAGGCAGTAAAATATCATTAAAAGGTTGCGATGCTTACGATAGTTTAAGGGGTGTTGGGTTAGACTTTTTAATATTAGACGAGTTTGCTGACATTGATGAAAAAGCATGGACAGAAGTTTTGAGAGCGTCTATATCTGATACAGAGGGCGATGTATTAATGTGTGGTTCTCCAAAGGGTTATGGTAATTGGTCTTACCGTATGTATCTTAAAGGCCAAGATCAAGACAAAGAATGGGATAGCTTTCAATTCACAACACTTCAAGGTGGTATGGTTTCTAAAGATGAAATAGAACAAGCTAAACAAGATATTGACATCAGAACATTTAGACAAGAATTTGAGGGAACATTTGAAAACTATGCTGGTAGTGTTTATTATAATTTCCACCCTGTTGAAAGTGTAGTAGATAAACAAATAGATTGGACTAAACCCTTACATATTGGCATGGACTTTAATGTGGATCCCATGTCGGCTTGTGTAGGCCAAATAGAAAAAGATAAAATATTTTTTCTTGATGAAGTAATAATCTATTCTTCAAATACAGATGAAATGGTAGAGGAAATAAGAAATAGATATGGAACTAAACTACCTATATTCATTTACCCTGACCCAGCTTCAAGACAGCGAAAGACTTCTGCTGGTGGAAAAACAGATTTAAGTATCTTGCAAAACGCTGGTTTCAAAGTGAAATGTAAATTGAAACACCCAGCAGTTAGAGATAGGATTAATGCTGTAAATAGCAAACTAAAAGATTCTAATGGTAATAGGCATATTTTTGTTTCCAAAACTTGCAAAACTATTGTAAAAGGATTACAAAGACAAATATACAAGGAGAATACAAATATTCCTGATAAGGAAGATGGCTTTGATCATATGAACGATGCAATAGGTTATATGGTAGATTATTTAAAACCACTTACTACACAGGCTGTTTTTTCTCGACCAACAAGATGGACTATGAAATAGTATGGCATACACAAGAGATCAAGCAATAGAAACTCACAAAGATTATTCAGAAACAATAAATAATTGGGAATATTATATTAGGTCTTATAATGGTGGTTACGATTATATGGTAGGACAATATCTATCAAGATATAATCTTGAATTAGATAATGAGTTTAATCAAAGACTTGCAAACACACCTTGTGATAATCATTGTAGAAATATTATTCAAATCTATTCTTCATTTTTATTTAGAGTTAGACCAAGTAGAGATTTTGGTAATATGGAAGATGAAGCTAGTTTAGAATCATTCTTAAAAGACGCAGACCTAGAGGGTAACAATTTAAACTCTGTAATTAAACACGCACAAAACTATGCTTCTATTTATGGCCATTGTTTTATGGTTTTAGATAAACCAAATATACAAACAGAAACAAAAGCTGATGAACTAGCACAAGACATCAGGCCTTATCTTTCAATCGTTACACCTGAAAATGTTTTAGATTGGAATTTCATAAGACAACCTAATGGTAAGTATGAATTAAATTATCTTAAAATAAGAGAAGAAGTTGATAGAGATGGTGGGCAATATTTAAGAATGTGGTATCCTGATAGAATTGATACTGTCTATATGCCTCAAAGAGAAGAGCCTCGACTTATAGATACTGTACCAAATATGATTGGCAAAATACCAGCAGTTATTTTATACAATTCTAAATCTCACAAAAGAGGAATTGGTCAATCTGATTTAACTGACATAGCTGATCTGCAAAAATCTATCTACAACGAATACTCTGAAATGGAACAATTAATTAGATTAACTAACCACCCATCATTAGTAAAAACTCCAAGCGTAAATGCAAGTGCTGGTGCTGGTGCAGTAATTGAAATGCCTGACGAAATGGAACCTAACTTAAAACCTTATTTATTACAGCCATCAGGTGCAAGTTTAACAGCAATTATGGATTCAATTAATAACAAAGTAGAATCTATAAACAGAATAGCACACACAGGGGCAGTAAGAACAACTAAAACACAAGTTGCTTCAGGAGTTGCACTACAAACTGAATTTGAATTACTTAATGCAAGACTATCTGAAAAAGCTGATAATTTACAATTAGCAGAAGAACAATTATTTAAACTATATGCTATGTTCCAAAATGTAGAATTTGATGGAGAGATTAATTATCCTGATTCATTTAACATTAGAGATTATGCAACTGATTTATTATTCTATCAACAAGCAAAAGCAGTAGGCGTTCAATCTCCAACATTATCAAAAGAAATAGATAAAGAGATTGCTAGAGCAGTTGTTGATGATGACCAAAAGTTAAATATTATTTTTGATGAGATAGATGTAAAATCTGAAGTAGGAGAATTTACACAAGACGAAGTACAACAACAAGACGAAGAAGTAGAACAAGAAGAAATTTAATGAATGTCCGATATAGTCAAAGACGCTACACTTTACAGAATAAAGCAAATAGAACTTGCTGAAGCAGAATATTATAAAACTCTAGTTAAAACTTTAGATAAAATTGAAAGAGAAGTTATCTCTCTTGTTAGTACTCTACCTTTAACTGATGGAAAGTTAGTTGAACTACAATCAGCTATTGCTATCAGGCCTCAAATCAAAGCTATTCTTGAAAGAGAATATTTAGCGTGGTCAGATACAGTTGTTAGAACAGGCTTTAATAAACAAGCAAAGAGAATTGAAAAAGCATTCAAAAAAATTGGCAATATTCCTTTAGCGTTCCAAGAAATTACAAAAGGAGATTTAGCATTAATACAAAATCTCAAACAACAATTCTTTACACAATTTAAAGACGTATCAAATACATTTACAAGAAAATTAGCAGAAAAGGTTTATACGAATACTTTAGTAGGCTCTAATTTTACTGTTTTAGAAAAAGAATTAAGACAAACAATTAATGGTATTTATGCAAGTGCAGATGATGTAGAAGCACAAAAACTAGTATCTTACATCAATAGAAATAAATTTAATAAATCTAAAAAAGCACAAGTTGATAAATCTATTCAAACTCTACAATCTAAATTTGCTAGAGATCGTGCTGGAGAAAACATGAAAAGATACGCTGGACAAATACTAAATGATTCTTTAAGAGATTTTGACGCTACTCTTAATTTTAATAAATCACAAGACGCTGGTCTAACATTTGTTAAATATTATGGGGATATTATACCAACTACTAGAAGAATTTGCAGAAATGTGATTAGTGGAGTATATAACAAGCGTAAAAATGGCCTTTTTACTATTGACGAAGTAAATAAACTTTGGTCTAGTACAAGGTGGAAAGGTAAAAAAAGTGGTAACCCTTTAATAGTTCGTGGGGGTTATAACTGCAGACACCAATGGAGTTATGTCAATCCTGATTGGTATGACGAAGCTGGAG